GGTCAAGATAATTACATTGATGCGGTTGGTGTTGATACAAAACTACTTAGGGAGATTCAATTGAATGAAGATGGTGGATACAATAATATTAAATTCGATTATGCTGGTACAACATGGTTACTACCGGTAAGTGAGGTTTATAATAACAATTCTATTAGAATCAATACAACATCGTTTGGTATTGTATACGATGAGCTTGGTGTTAATACATTAAATATTTCTTTATTACCAAGTACGGTCTGGTCTACAACATCATTCAAATATGTAGACGGCGGTTACAAGCTTGCAAAATCTACATTTGAAAGTATTTCTGCTAAAGCTATTGCTGACCTATTAAATAATAACGATACCAGAACTATCAAGTATATTACTATTGATGAAAATGGTAATGAATTACTAAATAGATTCATCATCAACATTGAAGATGGTCATGAGATTGTAAGAACATCTGATTTGATTACAAGTCCAGATCCTAATAAACCAAACAGCTATAAAGTAAGTTCTGGTAAGGTTGGTGATATTATTGTTGAAAGAAATGACCCACACCAGGTTAAGTTAATTAGAATGTCTGGTGATTACACACCACTTGCAAGACCTGTTGTTACATTCACAGATATTCATAGACCATATAAAACAACTCAAATCATAGCGCCAGACGCTCGCGAGAAATTATTGTACAATAGATACAATAGACTTGGGGTTGCATTTGGTTCTTATATGAATCAGGGTCAATACAAATACGGTCTAATTGAGGATATGTTTTATCATAAGATTAATCCTGAAAAAGCTGACGGTATTTTAAAGCTTTCAAATAGTACAAGTGAACTACCATTGTATCCACTTATAGGCGAGATTGCTATTGACCGTAGAGATATAAATGTATTCCGTTCTTCTTGGGAGCCTGAATTCTATGCAAAGAATGACAGTAACAAGCAGGTTAATTATGTGTATGGTACACTGTCACCGTATGAAGAAGGTGCATTCCTTGCATCAACATTGAATCTACCAAAGAATCAATACGATATTACTGCTTATCCACAAATTAGCTGGGCTAATTCATTGGATGATATGAAGACTAGAAAAGCAGCAAATAACTTTAAGGGTAGCGCCGTAGTCTTTGAAGATGATGATAAGTTTTACATGGACCTATACATTGGTAATGTACTCACTGATTTATTAATTTCAGATAATGCAGGTATTAGTATTAAAAAGTATGTAAATACATCTGAATCTTATGGTGATAAGACAACGCTTGATGATGATATCAAGAAATACATTGAGGTAAATCTACTTCAGCTTATGAACATAACTGATGTTAGACTTTTTGTAAATGAATCTAAGGATATTAAAGTAAGCCAAATCTTAAATGCTAACTCTCTTAGCGACATTCTTTATACACCATTCCTTGAAAATAAGAATTTCATTTTAGAGTATGATAATATCAATCCTCTAAATATAAGAGTAATATATAATAAAAGACCTGGATTTAGACAAGAGATCTATATCTATACAAAAATAAATAGCTAATCATGGCGATTAATATACAAGAAATTCTTGATAATGATTCATTAGCACAAAGAATTGATAAAATTAATTATAACTTTGACCAGATTGTGGCCAATGGCGGTGGTCCAATTGGTCTAACTGGATCTAAGGGTGCTTCTGGTGCAACTGGCCCACAAGGCGCTCAAGGTCCTGTTGGTCCACAAGGTGCAACTGGCGCACAGGGCGCATACACTGATTTCTTTGTTGTTGATGATTTTGTGGAACAGGATTCAGTATATCTTAAGAATGATCCAGCTACCACACACGTATCTACTCTAACACTTGGTGAGGCAAATGCCGATACTAACGGCAGTCCAAGTGTTGTAGATTATAAGGATTCAACTTTGCGTATTATTACAAATCAAGATTTATTTGACACAGCTCTTAGAATTCAATCAAGTGATAGTACTACAAAGTTTATTGATGTTGCATTTAATGATGATGGCGCTGATAGAATCCTTAGTTTTAAAACTTCGGCGATTGGTGCCTTAAATACAGTATATGATTTTACAGGTTCTAGTCTTACACTTTCATCTGGTGCTGGTGTTAAGGTTAAATTAGATGTAACTGAATCTGTATTTACTTCAAATACTAAATTCAACGGTGCTGTTAAAATGCCATCAGGTGCAGCAGCAAATAAGGTACTTAAATCATCAGATGCTCAAGGTACATTTACTTGGGGTGATCCAGGTGTTGTGCCGATTGGTACAATTGTAATGGCACCTGCTTTCATAATTAATAATGCTACTAAAATTCAATGGACATCATCTGGTGATGCGGCATTTGATTATATTGGTAGAGGTAAAGATGATTGGGCTGGTTGGTACTGGTGTAATGGTCAAACTTGGGGTACATATGTAACTCCAGATCTTAGAGACCGTTTTGCACTTGGTTACAGTAAATCTGTTGCTGACTCTACACCATCTCAGACTGGTAATACATTACATGGTAATAAGAATGTTACTCAACTAACAAATGTTTCTGTAAATATTCCACTAGCAAACCACACCCATACAACAAATATTGGCAATACTACAATAGATAAGGGTGATGTATATAATCCTGTTAGTATTCTTGAACCAGAATCTGGTGGTTCTTCAGACTTTATTTCTGGTAATCCAGATTCAACACCAACTCAAACTGGAACAATTGCAATTGCACCAAAATCTGCAACTGTAATTTATATGATTTATTTAGAAGCAACAAACTTAACGTACTCATTATCTGAAATTGGTGGTGGTGTAAGTATTGAAGGAGCATAAATATTGGTCAATAATATTTAATATACAATGATTAACATTAAAATAGATAAAGATTGGATTCCTTTCATTGCAATAGCTGTGCTTATTTTTATTTTGTTAGGTCAGTGTTCTAGTAATGCTGCACTAAGAGAAGATATTAAAGAACTTAAGCAAACTGTTTCTATTGCTGATAATAACTTAGAGGCATCTAAAGATTCAGTTAGAACTTATGTTAATAAAGCTGGATTTCTTGAATCTGAAATAAGAACATTTAAGTATACAAATACACAATTGGTCGAGAATAATGGCGCGCTTACTAAAAAGTACAGAGCTGCACTTGGTTTGAATAAAAAACTACAAGGTGTAAATACTCTATTACAGGCAGAGCTTAATGTTAAAGATAGTCTTTTACTTAGTGCTCAAATTAATCCTGATTCAACATTTACATTTAATGATTCAGCTAACTTTGGTGACAACAATATTAGAATTGTCAGATTGGATGGTAAGATTAATGAATCATCAGTTACTGGTAACCTTTCAATCTATCAAACAATTTCGCTACTTGGTGTAATTGAAAAAAAGGACGGTGTATCACAACTTAAGATAAGTACTAAATACCCATTTGATGATATTAAATTACAGGGTATTGAAGTTATTAATGAAGAGTTGAATACATATAAGAATAAATCAAGATGGGTGGTTAACGCTGGTATTGGTTATGGTATTATTCCACTCAATGGTGGACTTAGACTTTCACCTGTTATTGGAATTAGTTTAGGATACTCACCAAAGTGGTTACAATTTTAATAATATAAACTATTAGATGGCACAAGCTTCAAAATATGCAAGACTGGATCAGGATGTTCTTTTAGAATTCATTTATCATGATCAAAATATAGCTACACTTAGTAACTATCAAATTGAAATTGATAATAATGGTTCACACCTACTTGCACTTAATACTACAGCGTCTACTTCAGACACTCGCCATCTTATTCATGAGCTTGGTGCTGCAGTTGTAAACTTTGATGTAACTAGTGCCAGTGGTATGCTTCTTGTTGAAAACTTTGCGGCAAGACCACTTACACTTGCTAACGGCAAAACATACAAATTTAATGTTGCTGCGCTTACAATACCATCAAGCTTTGAAATTCTAGATTCAACTAGTAATGTTGTTGGTACATATTCAAATGGTATTTATACATTTGTACCATCGGTTAATGGTTCATACACATATACATATCCATCACTTAAAGGCGGTGCGATTACGGTACAAACTACTGCTAATCCATTGTATGCAACGGCTGACGAAGAAACTGGTAACGATATTAAAACAGGGGCTGGCCAAATTGGAAGATACCAAGCAGTTCTTGTAGACGGCGCGCTTCAATCAAAGTATGCACTTCTAGATTCTACAAATAATTTTATTGATAATAATATAGCTTGGCTTGGTTCAACATCTTCAACAATTGACCAAGCTGATGCAACGGACATTCCAGCAAATACAATTACTTATGATACTGTAAGACTTCATTTGCGCGCTGGTTATTCTTTTGATGCTAGAGGTTATGAGGGTTTCCTTTTCCAAATTGGTGCAAAAAGACTTTCAGGTGTTAAGAACATGTTTACATCTATTGTCTATTTGAATTCATCTTCATTTGAGATTCAAAATCCAAAGCCATTTATTTTAGGCGAAACAATGTATTCTAAGTTCATTGAAATTAAGGTACCTTCTCTAGCAAACCCAGATGGTGATTTCATCGATTGGTTCTTTGGTACTGGTACTGATGCACTAGACACTACGTCAAATTATGAAGTTACATTCAAATTGATTGACAATGTTTACAGTGACCTTGGTTTTGATTATATCAATACTGGTGAAGAAGTTGAATTTACAATCGCTAAGGAAGACGAATACCAGGATATTGCAGCTGTTATTGAAGAAGCTACAGATGGTGATTACTTTTTACTATACGGAACTAAAGACGGATCAATTTCAGAATTTGATAAGTACATCATGAACAGACGTGAATTCTCAGGTGACGATATTATCGTATTCCACGATGTTGCGGTTTATGAACAAATCACATCGTTCTTTGATAAGAGCTACGAAATGTCAATGTCACAGTCTGAAAACTTTTCAAACCCACTACCATTTAGACCGGTAATTCAAAATGCATCGACAGCTACCGCTTACAATATTGATTATACATTGAGAATTTATAACGAGACTAATAATACTCAAATTGTAAAGCGCGCTTCATTTACATCATATGATGTTGGTAAGTTTGGTAAGAGACTTAGAACTATCAATCTTCCATCAACAAACAAAATCTTAAAGGTATACAATACTCTTCCAAATGTTCTTGAGAATAGACAGATTATTGAAAACCTTGCAACATTACCAAGTAATCAAACAAGATTTGTACCTACATTTATTGAACGCATGAATATTGTAACTGGTTCAACAAGTGTAACTATTACAAGCAACGAGGTTGTAGACAATTCTGAGATTACATATTTTGCAGACGGTAAGAGTGTTTTAACTCTAAGCCCATTTGATAACTATGTTAAATTTAAGATTGCTAAGAAAAGCGGTTCTGATTTAATTAATATATCACTTGAATCAGTTGATAAGGTTATCCTAAATTTGGGTGGTGTTGCAATTGAAAATACACTAAACTATGCTGATGTCGAGCTTGGTGAAGGTGAAATCATGTTTAAAATCAGTGAAGCAGATATTACTGCAGCATCTAAAGAAAAGAATAATAATTATATGCTTTCTATTCAGAACGGCACTGATAAAACCTTAATTCACCACGGAACTTTTAACATCTTAGGTATTACACCTAAATCGGTAAGTCCAGTTACACCGCTTCCAGAAATAAATAAATTCTAAATCTTGATATGATACTCAACTCAAGAAGTAATTTATTTAACTTTAAGTTTCCAAAGAACTTTGTACCGCAAGAGGTAGCTGATAAGTACAGACCGTATCTTAACAGAATGCCAGGTAACATTATTGAGGAACCTATTGATTTTGTTAACTACACAATTCAGGGACTTGCTATACCTGGTGTTTCATTCGATCCAGCTCAACAAGCACCTAACGATGGTACAATCACATATAAACGCGGGTACCAACCAATTCAAAACCTAATCAATAGAGAAGTTACTGTAACAATGCAGTTGTTGGACGGTTTTATTAACTATTGGATTATGTCAGACACTCTGTTATACCATTACAATAGAGCAAATACAAATGAATATATTGATGACTTTAAGCTTCAAATCCTAGATGCTGAAGGTATTCACGTAATGTCTGCTGTATTTGAGAAGCCAATTATGAACTCTATTTCAGAGCTAGAATTAAACATGGCAAGTAATATTGCAGAATTCTCAACATTCAATATAACATTCTTCTACAATAAGTTTAATTTACTTAATGAATTAGACTGATATATAAAATATCAAATACAGAATATTTAGATGAAGACTTTTTTAAAATACCTAGAAGAACAAGCCGTAACTGAAAAAGACATGCAGTCTTTGAACGAATCTCTACAACAGGAGTGGACTCCAGAACTAGAAGCTAAAGTTGATGAAGCTATTGAAGCATTTCTAGCAGAATACAAAAAAGAAGATGGTTCATACGACCTAGCAGCTTTTAATGAAGAGGTAACTAATGAGGGTATCCTTGGTTCTATTATCGGTGGTCTTACAGGTTTTGCCCTAGGTAAATCTGTCGGCAAGATTGTTGCTAAAGTACTAGGTATTGAAAAAGGTATTTTTTACGATCTGTTAACTTCAAGACTTGTTGGTGCTGCACTAGGTGCTAGTCTTGGTAAAAGAATCTAATTTGAATTTAATAGCAATCGATTTTTCGATCAACTCTCCAGGCATCTGTCTTCTTAAAGATGGAAAGCCATATTATATCTCATATCTAAAACCAGGTACTGGTACAAAAAAAGAACAAAAGCTTCAAGAGGAAATGAACCTACTTGATGATGTTACTTTAATATATCAACCAGAGCCAAACATTGATAAACAGGAAATGGCAAGGGTCATGAGACACCGTGATATTGCTGAAGGTATATGTAATATTATTGCAGAAAATACCAATCCAGAAGAAGAGTATAAAATCTTTTTTGAAGGTTCTTCTTATGGCACCTCAAGATTCGGAACCAACTCTCTTATTGATTTAGCATCCGCCAGCTCTATACTTAAATCTTATTTGATTGATCGCTTTAATGTAACTCAACTTGAAGTCTTCGCCCCTACAAGTATTAAGAAACATGCTGGTAAAGGTAACATGAAGAAGATGGACATGTGGTATGTTTATATCAATGATACATCAAATATTGAATCAGGTCTTTGGAACTTTTGTCAAGAATTCAAAGAGGACAAAAAGATTATGAAGCCCTTAGATGACCTTGTAGATGCTTACTTTATTATGTCTTATGCTCAAACCCTTTAAATTGTATTTTACCCTCAGGCATAAAACCATAACTTATATGAGCATATTGGGGGTTTTGTTTCATTAGCTTGAAACTTTTTTAAAAAATAGTATAATAATATAAAAGATATATAAGATATGATTAATGCAACATACCTAAGTACTCTAAAAGATATTCTTGAAATCATGGTTCTTGAAAATAGAATCACTGAAGCAGAGATGTTATCTTTTTTAGCTAAAGCTGGTTTGACTAAGACCGACAACGGTGATTGGATCGACGAAGCCGGAGCTAGATATTCACGCATGTGATAAGACAAGCTTGAAACTTTTTTCAGGTTTGGTGTATAAGTAGTGTTAAGTTACTCTAAAGGTATTTAACGATTTTAAAGTTCAACAATTTAAATTAAAGTATTAAAGGAATTATGGCAGATTTTGACATTTTCAACTTGAGCGTCAACGATGTTGAAACTCACAACCAAGCAGCTTCTTCAACTACTGAAGTTGTTTACAAACCATCAGCCGATGATGGCAAGGACGGTACTTACAAAGCACTTATCCGCTTCGTACCTAATCCAGAAAACCCACGCAAATCACTTGTTAGAAAGTACGTACACTGGTTGACAGACCCTTCAGGTTCTGGTCGTCTAGTCGACTCTCCAACTTCAGTGGGTGAAAAGTGCCCTATCCAGGACACGTTCTTCCGTCTCCGCAAATCAGACTCAGCGGTAGACCGTAAAATGTCTGAGCGTCTAAAGCGTCGCGAACAATATTACGCTTTGATCAAAGTTATTAAAGATCCTCAGAACCCAGCTCTAGAAGGCCAATACATGGTATTCAAGTTTGGTTACAAGATCAAAGAGAAGATTGACGAGGAATTGTCACCAGCATTTGGCGAGCCAACTCAAGTATTTGACCTTTTTGAAGGCAAGAACTTTGAATTGATTATTACTCGTCAGGGTGAGTACAACAACTATGATAAGTCAAAGTTTTCTGCTTCGACGTCTGCAATCATGGTTGGTGAAAAACCGGCTGAACGCAATCAAGAATCAATGCAAGCTATCAAGACTGAATTGGATGCAGCTCCTTCACTTTCAGTGTACGAGTACAAGCCATGGGATGACCAAACTCGTGACTTTGTAAACCAAGTTCTTGGCCAATACATTTCAAACCCAGGTCGTGCTATGGGCGCTGTATCTGCAGCTCCTGCAAAATCAGCACCAAAAGCGGCTGAAATGGCTAGCGAATCATTTGACTTGGACAACGTTGATGCAACTGCAAGCGGTAGTACATCAAACGTAAGTGATGACGATGACCTTGATTCATTCTTGAATGGACTCGACATCTAATCTCACTGAGGAACTCAAAAATAGAATTAGAAGCTTAGTTAAAGAGGTGGCCGTGCAAGAACACGGTCACCCCTCTAAGCAAATGATTAAGGAGATGCCAGGTCGTTTGACGCTGGCTTGTCCTTATTGTGGAGACTCCTCAACTGACGTAACCAAAAAGCGATGCAACCTTTATTGGGACACCCTACAATTCCACTGTTATAACTGTGGTGAGCATGGTGACCTAAATAAACTATTACGTGATCATAACCTTAGAATGCGGGGTGGTGATGACTCAATTACAATTATTGAGTATATCAAGACCAAGAAGACCGAGGTACAACAGATTGAAACGCTGAAGCACGGTATCTATGTTAAAGCTGCTGAATCTGCAATTAAAGTAGAAGACTTTAAAAAATACTTTGGTGCTAAATCAATAGAGGTTGGTGATTATGCTTGGTTCTATTTAAAGAATCGTGGATTGCATCAAAAGTCAGATGAGTTTCTTTATTCGTCATTTGGTCAGAATCTTTGGATTTTAAATAAGACACAAGACGGTAAAATACTTGGATGCCAAAGTAGAAAGCTTGGCAAATATAAATCAAGATATCTTACGTATGATATGGGTAAACTTTATAGCGAGATGGGTATTGAATTCCCATACGAAGGCGAAGAGCTTATATCAATCAATAAGATATCTACACTTTTTAATATTATGCGTATTGATATGACACGACCGGTTACCATTTTTGAGGGACCCCTTGATGCCATGTTTATGCATAATTCTTTAGCTTTAGCAACAGCCGGTCGTTCAACTACAGAATTAGATGAAATACCAACGACTCGTTATATGTTTGATAATGACGAGACAGGTAAGACAAAGATGATTGAAAAGCTTAAGCGTAATAAATCTGTGTTTATGTGGTCAAAATTCTTGAAAGAAAGTGGGCTAAATATATACACTGAGGATATCAAGGACCTAAACGACTTGGTAATGAAGTGCTATGAATTAAAGTCACCAGCACTAAAAAATATAGGCAATTATTTTACAGACTCTAAACTTGATGCACTGTACATATGATTGACTTTGAATTAATGATGCAAGATGAATTAGATGATTTTTACGACGAAAGTGAAAAGCATAATGATTTGAAAATGTTTGTAGAATTTGATAACCTTTGTACTGAATATAAAAGCAAGGAAATTAAGTTTGACAAACCAAAGATGAAGAAAAAGTTAAGGGCAAATCCATGGACCCCAAAGTCTAACAATAAATCATCACTGTTCTAATGTCAGAAAATAAAGTAATAAAAATAGACACATATCTAAATGACCAGCGTCAGGAATGGACTGCCAAAATTAGAGAGCTTGCAAAATCATTTAAGAACGTTGATGACCTGAATGAGGCAATGGTACTTATTCCGTCTTATAGACAAATTATCATTGAACAAATCGCACAACTTAACATTAAGATTAAGCAGCAAGAAGCAAAGCTTGCTAAAATATACAAATCATCGTATGTCAAATACTTTGAATACGATTATAAACTAACAGATAAGCAGAAGGAATCATTTTTGAAAGCCGACATGTCGGACGACTCAATGGTACTAAGCTTACTTGAAACGCAGATGGATTTCTTGCGTGAATCGGTTAAGACTCTAGATAATATGAGTTGGGCCGTTCGTAACAAGCTTCAACTACAGGGACTGTAACGAAAATAAAAACAGTTTCATTATGCATGGAACTAACACTCACTGATGACAATCAGTTTTTACGTATTGATGATATAACTGAACTTGAGTTAGAGCAGTTGAAGATATCCCTTACTCGAAGGATTGACGCTTGGCGTTTTAATCCATTGGTTAAGAAAGGGGTGTGGGATGGCTATGTCTCTTATGTAAAGGACGATAAGTGGGTACCTGCAGGTTTATGGCAGGAGATTACAAAGATTTGCAAACAATATAGGTATGATATCAAAATCAACGGTATCACTAGATTGTTTGATAAAGATATTTCGGCAGAGAGCTTTGAGAATTGGGCTATTGATTTTTTTCAAGATCACCCAGACGGCATCAAGCCACGCGACTACCAGATTGAAGCAGCATTTAATATTTTAAAGTTTAGGCGTTCCCTATCAGAATTGGCAACGTCAGCTGGTAAAACACTTATTTCATTTTTAACAGTGGCATATATGCTTGAAAAGCAAAAAGCCACACGTATCCTATTCATTGTACCAAACGTATCACTAGTTGTTCAGGCAACCGAAGACTTTGGCGAATACAACCATGAGAATAGAGTTAAGATGCTTATTCAACAAATCTATTCCGGTCAAAAGATAAAAGAGAACCGCAACATTGTCATTGGTACATACCAGTCTTTGGTCAAGAAGCCAAAAGAGTTCTTTGATGGATTTGATGCGGTTATTGTGGATGAAACACACAAGGCGAAATCAAACTCAATTAAAACGATTCTTGAAAAGTGCCGCATGGCAAAATACAAGTATGGTCTTTCTGGTACAATTCCTAAAGAAAACTCATTGGACAAGCTAACACTCATGGCACAGACGGGTCCGCTTATTACAGAAATTAAGGCAAACTTCTTACAACAAGAAGGTCACATTGCTGGGTGTAATGTTAAGATTATTGAAATGAACTATGCACCTGAATCTGCTAAGCAAGCGTTCATGGAATTGGCTACCAATAAGTATGAGAACAAAGATGTTTTTTCATTAGAACAAAACTATGTGATTAACTCAACCGGTCGTCTCAATTTTGTTACAAAAGTAATTTCAAAAATATCAAACAATTCCTTGGTGCTTTTTCATAGGATTGAACACGGCAAAAAGCTATATGAATTACTACGTCAACGCAGCGACAAAAAAGTCTATTATGTAGATGGTAATACTGATAAGGATATCAGGGAAGAATATAAAAAAAAGATGGAAGAGGGCGATGAGGTTGTAATTGTAGCCAGTTATGGTACATTTTCAACTGGTATTTCTATTAAGAAAATACACAATATCTTCTTCACGGAATCATTCAAATCAGAGGTTATTATCCGCCAATCAATTGGCCGAGGCCTACGTCAACACGAATCAAAAGATTCAGTTAACATTATTGACTTTGTTGATAATCTTTGTTTTGAGGAATGGCAGAACTATTTATATCGCCATGGCCATGAACGTAAAAAGATTTATCGCCAAGAAAAGTTCAGTTATGAAGTTAAAAAAGTTAATTTTCTAGGCGATATATAACAAAAGGTATTATACTATTAAAATAAAGTATCATTATACAATGAAAAAAATTGAATCATTCAAGAGCTTTAGCCAACTACAAGCTCAGCTAAAAGAAGACGCTAGACAGAACGAGCTAGCCGTCAAAAGAGAAGGCACTGTTTCTGAATTTAACAAGCTGCTCCAAAAATATAATGTTGCAAATATCAATGATCTAAATGAAGAAGATGTAGATACATTTTTTACAGAACTTCTAGGTGAAGGTAATGCGTTTGGTGCTGCTAGAGCTGAAGCTATTGCTAAAGGCGAAAAAGAATTTGAAGTAGACGGAGAAACTTTTAAAGTTGAAGACGTAGATGCTGAAGATAAAGAAAACGCTGAAGAGTTTGCTAATGAAGGCAATGCATTTGGTGCTGCAAGAGCTGAAGCTATTGCTAAGGGTGAAAAGACTTTCAAGGTTGACGGCGAAGAATTTGATGTTGAATCAGTAGATAAAGAAGACAAAGAAAACGCTGAAGAATTTGCAAATGAAGCTGAAGCGGTTACAGAAAGACTTTCATCATCAGAAATGAAAAGAATCTCAAGTCTTATTAATAATACAGAGCTAAATAATTTTAAAATGGCTTTTGTAGCAATTGCACAAGATCTTTATAATGATGGTTTTGAATTTGATGATGTTATTTCTTTCCTAGACGCTGTAATGAGAGAACCAAATGTAAGAGCTTCAATCGAAGAAGCTGTACAAGAGGGTAGAGCATTTGTAGCTGCAGCCAAAAAAGCTAAAGACGAAGGTCTAGAAGAATTTGAATTCGAAGGTAAAAAGTATCCGGTTCTTATTAAAGAAGGTGAGGTAAACGAAGCAGCTAATAGAACCGCAATGGAAATTGGTGGTTTGACGGGTTTGAACAAAGATGCAGTTCAAAAGTTTGTGGATTCTAATGAATTAGATATTGAAAAAGTATTTCAGTTTGTTAAGAAAGGTAAACTAAAAGATAGAATGGATTTGGTATCTGTAATTGCAGGTAAACCAAATAATCCAATTCAAAAGAAAATGATTACGATGTTCAAAGAATCGGTAAACGAAGGCAAAAGAGAAAATGGTAAGGTACTAACAGTTTGGAAAAAGTCTAATGTTAAAGACCTAAATAGCATTGCTAGAGTTTATGCTGATGCAATGACTGATGCAAACTTCCATTGGGAGGCGGAAAGCTCAAAGGGTATTGGTGCTGCATCTAAAGGTAAAAGCTCTGACGCATACAGCGATATCGCACATGCAGCAGGTTGGAGTGGTTATGCAATTGCAAATGGCACACTAGCTTACCTAAGAGAGCTTGGTGAAGAAGCAGCTGCTAATAAGTTTGAAAAAGCTATTGCTAAGTTTGAACTAAATGAATCAGTTAGTCTAGATGCTTTTGAACAAATCATCGAAGAGGGTACAAGAGGTCAATTTGGTAAGATTGACAAGAATGGTAATATCCAATCTGTTTACACACACTACGACTCTTATCCTGAGCACATGCTTAGAATGATTAAGAGAAACTATAAGAACGGTCAAGGTGTAGATGATGTTATTAAGAAGGGTGACAATTCTGGTCTTATGCTAAATCCAGATGAAATCAATTTCTATAATGATGGTGAAAAGCCAACAACTGGTAATGTCAAGAAAGTTATTGATTATCTTGAACTAGTAAAAAGAAACGCAGGTGCAGAGTTTGTTTACCTGTGGGACGAAAAGACGAAGCAATGGTTTATGGCAGACATTTATGATGCCCTAGAATTAAAGCCAGCATTCTAATAAAAAAGCTTAAAAAAAGTTTGACCCAAATTTTTCTGGGTCATTCTTTTTTAGTATATTTGTAATATGAAAAGAGTTAAACTATTTGAAGCTTTTGTTAACGAGGGTACAGTTAATAAAGGTAAAATTCATAAAGCGGCAAAGCAAGCAAGCTATCCTGTTGCGGTTGTAGTGATCGACGGTAAAAAAGTTGTTTACCAAGAATCTGTAAATACACCAGAGGCAGTTCCAGCTTCTGTTTCAGTACTAAAAGACAAATACCCAAACTGTAAGATTCACGTTGAATCTAATGACGGTGCGGTTGTATTTGTTCAAGAATCTGTTGAAATCAACGAGGCGTCGCTTAAGGTTGCAAAAAATCAGAAGCAGGCCATTATGGATTTTGCTAAAAGAAACGAAGGTAAGACTGTATTGCTAAGAACATTTGAAAAAATGTATGGCACGGTAGAAACAAATGAAACCATGGGTATTCTTACTAGCAAGAAAGAATTGAACAGAGAGGATGCAATCCTTGGTTATTTTTCAATCGATTATATGACTTTCGATTTTGATGAATGGCTTTCAGGTATTGATGGTAAGAAAGTAACGGTTATCGATGCTAGTAGAACAATGATTCACATTGTTGAAAAGTACGGTGACGAATACCAAATTTTTGTAATCTAATGAAACCGGTTAAGCTATACGAACAGTTTGTGAGCGAAGGTATATTTAGGACCTATAATGAAATGGGTCCATATGAATTTAATAAGTTTGTTGAAGCATATAAGGAATTACACCCAGACAACCAAGTCGTCTATGATAAAAAAGAAGACGAGACTTGGGGCTTTCGTAAAGGTGAAAAAGATGGCCATTGGAGATACGACCATGATTCTTACAGAATCCAACACAGTGAAAGAGACCGAGATGTGCTTGGTTTAATTCATGGTAAAGCACTTGTATCAAAAAACCACCCTTGGTCAAAATAATTAAATTTGAATGAAATGAAAAACGTAAAACTATTTGAAGAATTTGTATCTGAAGCATCAGCAAAGAGACCTCTAGTTACATATGGCGAAATTAGAAATATTGTTGACTTAGTTAACAATGTGGTTGCTGCAAAGAATTCAGGGGTTAATGGTATTTTTGCTTATACACTAAGTTCAATTTTTGGTGACCATATGGATAAAGCAGAAAGAGGTGCTGTTAAAATTACAGTACATCCAAAAACTGCAGGTGCTGTACTTGATCTACTTGATTGGGCTGAAGAAAACAATTATAGCATTGGATACAACACTTCGGCTGAAGACATGCGTAAGAAGTTTGCTTACGGTGAAGAAACTAGAGGTGAAGGCATTAGCTAATATATAACAAATGAAACTACTTATTTCTTTTAATGAATTTTTGCTAGAGAAGGCAAATTATGCAATGAATGCAGATTTGATCCTAGAAGGCGGTGCTGCTGGTCACATGACACACCCATTCGAGGATCACAATCTAACATTCGATGATTTCAGAAAATTTATTGAAGCCGGTCTACAAGGTGAAATGACATTTGATGAGGAGCCAACTGAAAAGACGGACGGTCAAAATCTTGTGGCAACAGTTAAGGATGGTAAGGTGTTCTTTGCAAGAAATGCCGGACAACTTAATTATCCAATCGACTTGTCGGGTATTGAGCAAATGTTTGCGGACCATAAATCTGAAATGGTTAGAGAAACATTTAAGCTTGCAGCTCAAGACCTTGATAGATTACTTCCACAATTAAGCAAAGAAGCGCAAGAGAAATATTTTGACAATGGCAAGAACTTCATGAACATGGAGCTCATGTATTCAAAGAATCCAAACGTTATCTATTACGATAGAGACATTATCCAATTCCATGGTATCATGATTACGGATGGTAATGGTAAAGTAATTGGTGATATGGGTTCAAGGTCGGCTAAAGAAATTGTAGACCTATTAACAAATATTAATGCCCACATCGGTCAAGTGTTTAACATTATCCCACCACAGGTATTGACACTTCGTAAAGACATCGACTTCAGCGAACGTCTCCCTTATTTTATGAAGAAGATTGATGCATTACAATCTACATATAATTTGAATGGTTCAGATCCTGTTTCTAAATACCATGAAATGTGGTGGAGAGAAGAGATTGATAAATCATTCCCAGGTCTTGATGACTTGGTTAAAGAAGCACTTCTGAATAGATGGGCATTTGGTAATAAGCAAGCTATGAACTTCAGAGATATGGCTAAGCAAGTTGATAAGAAGGGAATGGATGCCATTAAAGCATATGATAAAATTGCTGGTAAGAAGTACAAAGAGAACATTAGACCATTTGAAGACCTATTCTTAGAATTTGGTTCAGTGGTACTTAAAAATGCTTCAAACTTTGTTGCAGCTTCACCAGACGCCGAGATGCAAAGACTACACAATCAGATTCGCACAGAAGCTGAAAAGATTAAAAGATCAGGTGATCTTTCTAAAATTGAAAGAGTTGAAATGGAACTGGCGCGCCTTGAAAGAATCGGCGGCATTGAATCAGTTATCCCAACTGAAGGTCTTGTATTCAAATATAATGGTAAAATATATAAACTAACCGGTACATTTGCTGCAATCAATCAGCTAATGGGTATTATTAAATACGGTAGATAAAAATTAGAGCTATGGCACTTACAAAACTAAGGGACTTCTTTAGAGAGACACACAGAGATGCGTTTATGAAAATGCTTGATAGCAAGATTCACGTTGTTGAAAAGCTATCGGCTTCTTCATTTCATGTAAAGAAGGATGCCCTAAGATATAAGTTTTATAAATCTGGTCAAACAGAATCAATTAATATTATTGATAGAACAATTGTTAAGTTTTATGAACCTGCAATTGCTCATATTAAAGGTCTTAATAACTCGGTTAAAGAGGCAATGCCATCTGACTGGAAGTTTGGCTTTGATTATATGATTGACGGTGATACACCGAACTTTAAGTATTCAATGCTGCCTAAAAATAATTTGGTTCTTACACATATCCAAGTACTACATCCTGTTACAGAACAGGTTCAAAAAGTAATTAGAGATACACAAGTTCTTAATAAGTGGGCTGACCTACTTGAAGTTCAAAGACCACCTATTGTATTTGAAGGACAACTAAGATATGATCAAAAGCAAGCACTTATTAAAATGCTTGAGATGACAGATACTGAATTTGCAAAAGTGTATGAGTCAAAATCGTTTACAAAAGATATGTTTGCAATCTTTAATTCGGATCTTCGTCGCTCAATGCTTCAAGAATCATTAGATGCTAGTATTGATGGTCTAGTAGTTTCATTTATTGATGGTAAGAAAATGTCTTCATTTAAGTTAGAAGATTTCAGAACAATAAATGAAGAAAGAGCCGAAAGAAAATCATCAGACATTTATCAAATTACAATTATTGATTTGATTGAATATTTATCAGATTACGATTTTAAGCAGCACAAACTTATTAAAGAAAAGAAGGACCGTAGATTCCTTGAACTAATGAGCGAAGTATTTAATACGTATATTAAAGAGAATGCAGCAAAGTATATTGGCGTTGATTTTGATGTGGCTGAATTTGCAAAAAAAGAATCATTCAAGCTAAATACTAATTTCATCGAAAATCAACAAACTTTGAAGTATATTGAAAACGATGTATTAGCAGAGCTATTTAAAATTGTGTTAAGTTCATTTAAAAACAAGCGCCAAAAAACTACTGATATTTTATCAGAAGATATGGTTAACCAAATGAACTCAATTGTTAAAAATATTCAAGAGCATGTTAATGGCGAGATCAGCGAAAACGATGTTCTTGATTTTAATTCATATATGCATAAGAGTAAAATCAATGATTTACCAGAGGTAAATGAGGGTCTAAATGTAAAATATCCAAAACAGGGCGCTAAGCTAGTTAATATGTTTGTTGGTAGATTCCAACCATTTACTCTAGGCCACGAGAAGGTAGTCAATACAATCCATCAACAGAATGGATATCCTGTAGTTATTTTCTTAGTTAAATCAAAAACATCTAAAAAGGAAGATGCATTCAAGAGACCTTATGATGAGGCAACTCAAATGGCAATGCTTAACAAGCTAAAGCGTGAACTTCCAATTGAAGAGGTGTTTATTATTGATAGAGGCGCAATTGATGTTATGTTTAATGAAATGCGTCCAAAATATGAACCGGTCCTATGGGGTACTGGTACCGATAGACTTTCTACTTATTCATACCAGGTTGATAAACCACAATATAGAGAAGAGCTTAACTGTAGGGAAGACTTCCAGTTATTTGAAATTCCTAGAACCGGTCAAAATATTTCAGCAACTCAAGTTAGAGAAACAATGCTGGATGGCGATGAAAAGATGTTTAGAAAGCTAACGCCAAGAGCAATCCATGGTATGTACGACGAATTAAAGTCTAAGCTTGAGCAATCTATGGCTATGTCTGAATCTAATAATACTGTTTTAACATTTGAGCAATTCATTAAGAATATATAATAAAATACACACCTACACATGAGAAAGGTTTTAAACATTGACGAGTGGTATAACTCAATTGAAAAAGCTAGTGTTGAAGTTCACGAAGCATATGGCGGTAACATGTCTGATTTTAGATACGAGTATCCTGTTAAATTCGAAGAAGTAACTGGTAATTCTGAAAAAGCTATCAAGAAAATATCGAAAGCTGGCAAGGGTTACGAGGTGAGAACTTCAATATACATGTCGAAAAATGAGCTTGAAGCCGTTGGTAAAGAAATGGGTCTGGAACTTATTAGTTATGAGAAAAGTAGTAGCGTTGTTGTTGCGGTTTATGAATCTGCGGTGAATGAAGCAAAATATCCAGTGTCACAATGGAAATGGGACGCTAAGCATCCATATTCATTTAAGATTTATCTAAAAAATGGTGATAAGCATAATACCGATTTTTATGATTTGGAATCTGCTAAGAAAATGAAGCAGGTCCTTGATAAGGATAAAGAAACATATGTTATCCACAAATCTAATGATGGTCAATTCAACGATGAGGTTAGAGATCTAATGAGAGAATCGGTAAACGAAG